CAGCGGGCACAGCCTCCAATGGCGTCTAGCGGCCTTCTACAGGCCAAAGCGGGCGCTTCAGACGACATCAAGTCCACTACCGGCCAGTATGATTCCAGCCTAGGAGCAACCAGCAATGAACGCTCCGGCAGAGCTATCTTGGCACGCGAAAAGCAGGGCGACACCGGCACATATCATTATGTGGACAATCTTTCTCGCGCTATACGCTACGTCACTCGGCAACTGGTTGATATGATTCCTAAGATTTACGACACACAACGTATAGCGCGAATTGTTGGGCTAGACGGCGAAGTCAGCATGGTCAAATTAAACCCTGACCAGCCAGAACCCGTTAAAAAGATCCAAGACGAAAACGGCATCGTGCTTGAAAAGATCTACAACCCTAATGTTGGCAAGTACGATGTTGTTGTAACGACCGGCCCAAGCTACATGACCAAGCGTCAAGAGGCGCTCGACGCCATGTCGCAGCTTTTGCAAGGCAACCCGCAGCTTTGGCAGGTTGCAGGCGACCTGTTTGTTAAAAACATGGACTGGCCTGGCGCACAAGAAATGGCAAAACGGTTTAAGAAAACCATTGACCCAAAACTTCTGGCCGACGACGACAAATCACCCGAATTGCAGGCCGCAGAACAGCAAATTCAGGGTATGGGGCAAGAACTCGATCAACTTCACGGTGTTCTTAAGAACATTCAGAACTCAATCGAGGCGCAAGACGTTGAAGTTAAGCAGTTTGAAGCCAAAATTAAGGCTTACGACGCTGAAACCAAGCGCATTTCGGCTGTTCAAGCGTCTATGTCGCCCGAACAGATCCAAGACATTGTCATGGGTACGGTTCACGGCATGTTGAGCAGTGGCGAACTTGTCAATGAAATGCCCGGTCGTGACGGGCCTGAAATGCCTGACGATGGCATGGAAATGCCGCTTTCAGATCAACAATTCATGTCCGAACAAGACATGCCTGAGCAAATGCCTATGCAGGGTATGCCTGAAGAAATGCCTATGCCTGAAGAAATGCCTATGCAGGAAATGCCACAATGACCGAGAAACCAGCCGACTTCATTGGGTATCTGTTTCTAGCGCGGGATGTAGCCCATTCTGTGCATCTGAACACCCGTAGCTTTTCCAAACATTCGGCTTTAGGCACCTTTTACGATGAAATTATAGATCTTACTGATTCGCTGGCAGAAGCCTGTCAGGGCCGGCATGGCCTGATGGGACCGATCACTTTGCAATCGGCTAAAAAAACCGTTAACATCATCGTGTTCCTTCGAGAACAGTTAGCTGAATTGGAAGAATGCCGGTACGAGGCTTTTGACAAGTCAGACACTGCGCTTCAAAACATTATCGACGAGATTGTAAGGCTGTATCTTACTACCCTCTACAAACTCGAATTTTTGGCATAGGAGCCTCAGATGGCTAACTATAAATATCTTGAAGCCACGGACCAAGTCAAAACGGGCGCAGGCAAAATCAAATCCGTGTTTTGCAGTAGCGGCACCAGCCCAACTGTAGCCGTCCATGACACGGACAGCGGTACGGCAACGACCGCTACTACGCTCATTGCAACATTCACAGCCGCCACGCCTGGAGTTTATACCTTTACAGGAGACGACGGTGGGCTGTACTTTAACAAGGGCCTCTATATCGTGCTTGGTGGGACCACACCTAAAGTGACCATCGGCTTCGATTAGACCTCGACAAGACCGACTAGCCGGTTAGCTAGGTTTTATAGGACTACCCAACTATGGAAGAAATTCCCGAACTACCAGCGGCTGACCCCGCGCCAGATCAAGAAGCCACGGCGGCGCTTGACCCTGTAGACAATCAACTGCCGGAAGATGTAGCCAACGAAGCGTCTAAGACCTTTTCGCAAGAAGAACTTGATGCCATCGTTAGCAAACGTCTCGCAAGAGAACAGCGCAAATGGGAGCGAGAGCAGACCCAGCGTGCAGCAGAAATGGTCAGATCGGCACCCGCCGATATGCCCTCGCCAGAGTATTTCGACACTACCGAAGCCTACGCTGATGCGTTGGCGGAACGTAAGGCCGAAGAATTGCTCGCACGGCGTGAAGCAGCACAGCAACAGTCTAGCGTTCTCGAAGCCTACCACGACCGCGAAGAAGAGGCTCGGAACAAGTACGACGACTTTGAACAGGTCGCGTATAACCCGAACCTAAAAATCACGGACGTGATGGCTCAGTCCATTCAGTATTCCGACGTTGGCCCTGATATTGCATATTATCTAGGGACCAATCCAAAAGAATCTGATCGGATTTCCAAACTGCCGCAAATCTTGCAGGCAAAAGAGATAGGGAAAATTGAGGCCAATTTGGCTATCAATCCACCTGTTAGACGCTCTTCATCTGCCCCGGCACCGATTGCACCTGTTACAGCTAGATCCTCTGGATCACCTGCCTATGACACGACGGACCCAAGGTCTACCAAGACCATGACGGATTCGCAGTGGATTGAAGCGGAACGGCTGCGCCAGATCAAGAAGTACGAGGCGCAACGTAACCGCTAAGTCAGGAGACACACTGTGTCCAATTCGCTTCTTACTATCGACATGATCACCCGGAAGGCTCTGGAAATTCTGGAGAACAACCTGGTGCTTACCCGCAACGTGAACCGCCAGTACGACGACAGCTTTGCTGTTGAAGGTGCCAAGATCGGTTCTACGCTTCGTATCCGCCTCCCCGACCGCGCTCTGGTCACTGACGGTGCCGCCCTGCAAGTTCAGGACGACAACGAGCAGTTCACCACGCTGACCGTCAACAACCAAAAGCATATCGGCGTTAACTTTACCTCCGCCGAACTGACCATGCAGTTGGATGACTTTGCTGAACGTGTTCTGAAGCCTCGTATTAGCCAGTTGGCTTCGTCTATCGACGCCGACGTTGCTAGTGCGTACAAAAGCATCTATTCGTCGGTCGGCACCCCCGGCTCAACGCCTTCGACTTCGCTGGTTCTGTTGCAAGCTCAACAGAAGCTCAACGAAAACGCGGCGACGATGATGCCTCGCTATGCCACCGTCAACCCAGCCGCTAACGCTGGTTTGGTCGAAGGCATGAAGGGTCTCTTCAACCCAGTTGATACCGTCAGCAAGCAATTCAAGAACGGTATGATGGGCACGGGCGTTCTTGGCTACGACGAGATCAACATGTCTCAGTCGATCAAGGTCCACACCACGGGTGACTGGGGTACGTCGATCACGATCACTTCGACCATCTCGACCCAAGGCACAACCTCGCTTGGTCTGTCCTTCACCGGATCTTCCAAGACTTGGAAGCAAGGCGACGTGTTTACCATCGCCGGCGTTTACGCGGTCAACCCACAGACCCGTGAGACCACTGGTTCGCTTCAGCAGTTTGTTGTAACTGCCGACGCTACTGGTTCCTCTACGGCTACTGTGACCGTCTCGCCTGCGATCTACACCGCCGCCAACGCTCTAGCTACGGTGGATTCGTTCCCTGCTTCGGGTGCGGTTGTAACGATGTTGGGTTCCGCCACGTCGCAATACGCCCAAAACCTTGTGTATCACAAAGATGCCATCACCTTTGCCACGGCTGACTTGCTGCTGCCAAACGGTGTGGATATGGCTTCTCGTGCGGTTCACAACGGCATTTCGCTCCGCGTTGTCCGTCAGTACGACATCAACAACGACCGTATGCCTTGCCGTATTGACGTGCTGTATGGCTTCTCTACCATCCGTCCGCAGATGGCTGCCCGTATTTGGGGCGCGTAAAACTTTACGCCTCGGCTTAGGCCGGGGCGTAATCCTCTTTTTCTTGGAGAAACATCATGGCACTTCCTTCAGTTGGTGGCGGGTACCAAATTGGTGACGGCAATCGCAACGAGATTTTTCTCGGTGAGATGTCTGATCCACAAACCGCAACCGCAACCGCAACCCTGACCGCCGCACAAATCACTGGTGGCCTTTTGGTTGCCAACCCAAGCGCCTCGGCTGCGTCCTACACGCTGCCTACCGCTGCTTCGGTTGATAGCGTGCTGACCAACGCTAAAATTGGCAGCACCTTTACTCTGTCTATCGTCAACCTCGGCACCTCTTCGGGCGCTCTGACGATTGTTGCTGGCACCGGCTGGACCCTCGTTGGTTCGGCTACCGTGGCTATCACAAGCTCGGCTCAAGTGCTGGCTTACCGCACCGCAGCCAACGCCTACACGCTTTACCGCGTCGCCTAAAACAGATGTGCCCTACGTCATTGTGGCGTAGGGCATTTTGTCTTTCATAGGGTTCTCATGCAAACCTACCTTCGGCATCCGGTTCACGGAACAAAAATCGCCAATATTGATATGGAAGTAGAATACGACAAAGAGCATGGCTGGGAAGAGTACGACCCAGAAGCCTTTATCGAACCCGAAGTTTCTGCTAATGTTTTGGAAGCGAAACGGCGCGGCAGGCCACCGTTAAACAAAGAGGCATAGTATGACCACGGCAGGCGAACTGATAGACGGCGCTTTGCGGCTACTCGGTATGCTTGCTGAAGGCGAAACCCCTTCTGCCGCTACATCCCAAGACGCCTTGTTTGCCATGAACCAAATGATTGATTCGTGGAACACAGAACGGCTTTCCGTTTACTCCACACAAGACCAAGTGTTTTCGTGGGCACCGGGCCTTATTAGCCGAACGCTTGGTCCTACGGGTGATTTTGTAGGCAACCGCCCAGTCCTGTTGGACGACGCAACCTATTTTAAAGACCCAGCTAACGGTATTTCGTTTGGCATCAAGATTAGCAATCAACAGCAGTATAACGGCATTGCGGTCAAGACCGTGACCAGCACCTATCCGCAAGTCATCTGGGTAAACATGGATTACCCAAACATCGACATGTACGTGTATCCTGTGCCTACCAAAGTGCTGGAGTGGCATTTCATCTCGGTTACGGAACTAACTCAACCAGCCACACTAGCCACCACGCTGTCATTCCCGCCCGGCTATCTGCGGGCGTTCCGCTACAATCTAGCCTGCGAGATCGCAGGCGAGTTTGGCGTTGAGCCATCGCCGCAAGTTTCGCGGATTGCAATGTCTGCCAAGCGCAACATCAAGCGTATCAATAACCCTGACGATATTATGTCGCTGCCATACAGCATCGTCGGCACTCGCCAGCGGTTTAACATCTTTGCCGGTAACTACTGATGAAGACGCCTATCTTAGGTTCGTCATACGTCGCCCGCAGCGTAAATGCTGCGGACAACATTATGATCAATCTGTTTCCGGAGATCATTCCAGAGGGCGGCAAAGAGCCTGCGTTTCTCAACAGAGCGCCAGGTCTGCGTTTGCTTGTAACCTGTGGAATCGGCCCCGTGCGCGGCCTGTGGCAACTTGGCGACTACGGCTATGTGGTATCCGGAACCGAACTCTACAAAGTTACTTCGTCTTGGGTTGCAACGCTAATTGGAAATGTTTCTGGCACTGGCCCCGTGTCTATGGCGGACAACGGAACCCAACTTTTTATTGCCTGCAACGGCCCTAGCTACATTTACAACTCTAGCACTTTGGCGTTCGCGCAGATTACGGACCCTGACTTCCCCGGCGCGGTGACGGTTGGATATCTTGACGGCTACTTTGTGTTTAACGAACCCAACAGCCAGCGCATTTGGGTAACAAGCCTTTTTGATGGTACTAGCATCGACCCGTTAGAATTTGCCAGCGCCGAAGGATCTCCTGACGGTTTGGTTTCGCTAATCATTGACCACCGCGAAGCGTGGCTGTTTGGAACAAACTCTGTTGAGGTTTGGTACGACGCGGGGTTGGTTGACTTCCCCTTAACGCGCATCCAAGGCGCGTATAACGAAATCGGTTGCGTAGCTCCGTATTCAGTTGCCAAGCTCGACAACGGTTTGTTTTGGCTTGGCGGCGACGCCCGCGGTACAGGTATCGTCTATCGCGCCAACGGTTACACCGGCCAACGTGTAAGCACTCACGCCGTCGAGTGGCAGATTCAGCAGTACGCCGACATCAGCGACGCGCTGGCCTACACCTATCAGCAGGACGGCCATGCGTTTTATGTGTTGGTGTTTCCTAGCGCCAACGCAACCTGGGTATTTGATGTGGCTACAGGCGCTTGGCATGAGCGGGCCGGCCTAGACAACGGCGTCTTTACCCGTCACCGCAGCAACTGCCAAATGGCGTTTAGTAGTGAAATTGCGGTTGGCGATTTTGAAAACGGTAATGTCTACGCTTTTGATCTTGACGTTTTTGCCGACAACGGCGAACCACAAAAGTGGCTTCGGTCGTGGCGGGCGCTGCCGACAGGCGAAAACAATCTAAAGCGTACTGTGCAACATAGCCTTCAATTAGACTGCGAAACTGGCAATGGCCTTAATACCGGCCAAGGATCAGACCCGCAAGTCATGCTGCGTTGGTCAGACGACGGCGGACACACTTGGTCCAACGAGCATTGGAAGTCTACCGGCGCAATCGGCGTTTACGGCAAGCGCGTATTTTGGCGCAGGCTTGGTATGACCACAAAATTGCGCGATAGGGTATACGAAGCGTCAGGAACCGATCCAGTTAAGATCATCATTGTTGGGGCCGAGTTAGCAATTAGCGGCACCAATGCCTAGCATTCAAAACATAACCAATATCCCCGCCCCCCGCGTTGAGTTTATTGACTCACGCACGGGTTTGATGTCGCGTGAATGGTACAGGTTTTTCCTCAATCTGTTTACGTTGACGGGCAGCGGCAATAACCCAACCAGTCTAGAAGATCTTCAGTTGGGGCCAACGTTTGAATTTACGCCGGATATGTTTGTCGTAGACAACCTATCTCCTGACACTGAATCTGCTATTGCCAC